ATCCGTAGACCTTTAGTCTTGTAGCCACCCGGTAGGTTAGAGAGGGTACCTGCATCAACAAGCTGGCGAATAATAGAAGTACCAGACTTGGCAAAAGCGCCAATAAGATGAATAAGGCCAAAAGCGTAAAACCCAAAGCCCGGAATATACGCGTAGTGGACAAAATGGTTACGCTTTTGCTGGGTCGGGTCATCGGGTTTCCAGTTCCGGCGAATAGCAAGAATAGTGCTACTGGCCTTGTCTATAGTTACCACATAAGGGACAGCAATACCGGCCTTGGTAGTCTCTTCGTCTACTTTATCATCTGCGGCATCATAAGAAGCCAAGTCCAGATCAATGTGTGCTTCTAGGAGCTTATGCCGGTCATCAGTTGTAGCGCTGAAGCCCATCTGCTCCGCAATTTTCTTCTCTACCTCATCGAACGTATCGGTGGGGTCAGGTAGGTCTACCTCCCTGTAGAACCCCGCCGCCTGCAGTTTCTTGACCTCGTTGGGTGTCTTCCGCATGACGTGGGTCACACGCCCCGCCGTCTCCAACGAAGACGCCCCGTATGGCACCACAACATCCTCTGCAGGGACGAACAGGGACACCTGTCGTTGCAGGGAGGGGTCGTAGTAGACCTTCTTGAATGCATTACCGGAGAGACCGAGGCCCCACAGCATCCGCTCATGCTCGGGACGATACTCAACCATGCGCTCGGTAAGCTGGTAGTTCATGTCATCTTGGACGCGCGTAGCCGCATCCTTCTTCTCGGGTGTCTCCCTGCCGATCATCTGGGTCCTGACGGGGCCAGCGGCGGGGAACGTAGCCGTCATGGTCTCGGCTTGGAACTTGACCAGCGCTTCGGAGAGGAGGGGGTGGTAGACCCCGCACGCGCCCTCCCACGGCTCCGTACGCTCCTCGATCTTCATACCAAGAAGCTCAAGACCATCTACGTACGTCTGTATCCAATCTTTACGAGCGTTAATGTCGTCCTCGACATCGGAAATGATTTCAGAGGCAATGGAAGCAAGAACATTCTTATCCATGTCCTCGGCTAGGTTCTTACTAAACTCTTTATCTTCTTCCTCTTCATCGGCGTCGAACTCATCATCCATCGCCTCCGCTTCTTCCCGGTCGTCCTCTAACTGTGACTCAAGGATTACCTCTAGCCCCGGCGCTTCGTCGGTTTCATCCTCAAACGACACATCTAGGTTGTCGTTGCCTAGCGGGGCAGGGCTGAGAGATTTCGAGAAGGCCATATTATCTTCCTATTGTTCTTCGGGGTCAAAAGTAGAAAGTCTGGTCAAAAACTTATCTATGGATGTCAGGCGCTCACGGTACTCCGCCAACCCTTCTTCCCCGTCCACACCATTACACCACATCTTGGTGACACCAGAATTAAGAACCATAAACACCGCTATACACTGGCTGGACTTAAGCAGGTGGATGAACTCTTGGCGGATATATTCTCGGTCCACTCCTACGGCAGTAGTGGCGGTCTCCGCCTCCTCTAGCTCTTCCGGCTCTACGGTGGGGTCAACCAGCCGCCTACGCCACTCACCCCCGGCATCACTACAACGCACGCCGCAAGCTACGCACTCTGTGTCTCCGTCTAGGTGGAGAATGAACGACATAGACTTGCAAGTATTGCAGGTAAAGACAACATCACCTTCTACCTGTTTAGCTTCTTCTTTGAGTTCTTCTCTGGGTTCTCTTTTAACAAACCCTACAACTTCACCCATTCTGACACCCTTCTCGCTAATAATACTTCTTTGACCGCCCGCCGAAGTATTTTTCTTCCTCTGGCTCATCCAGATTAGTCCCAATATACCCACCCTTACGGAACCGCGCTATAGCCATAGAGGTAGAGTCCACGTAGTCATCATGCTCACCACTCGGGAACTCCGCTACCTCGTTGACAACCTCTTCCGCCCAATGTGTGTTGGGTACCCATATCCGCCCCGAAGCGAAAACATCGGAGACGGCGTTTAGGCGAGAAATCTTGTCATTGCCACGCGACGGTGTAAACTCCTGAACTGGTATACCCATCGCTCGTAGCTCATAAATAAGTGGTGCGCCAGACGCTTTCTTCTCGATAATCACGCTGTCAGGTTCCCACTCCCTGTAGTGTTCGATGGCTTTTTGTTTAAGCCTAGGGAACTCCATCCGCTCACGAAACGCGTTAAGCAGGATGATGTTGGCCTGAGTAGACCCGTCCCCGTCCCTGTCCTCGTGGTAGAACACCCCCCACGTCGTCGCGGCAGAATAGTCAGCCCGCTGGGTCTTCTCGAACGCAGTATCCCACGACTGCAGCACGAACTCGCACTTGGGGGGCCTGTTGGTCGGCCAGACCTTCCACCACTCCCGCTTGACGATGGCACTGGTCTCTGATGTCGGCTGCTGCTGGTACTGCGCCATCCACTTCGAGTTAGGCAACTCGGCACGCAGGGCCTCAAGTTCCTTCATGGGCCAGAACTGCGGCCACAGGGGGTTCCCGCTCGGGAGGATGGCAGGGAATTCGATCACCTCCCACTCCTCACCGCTACGCTGGGCAGCGGCCTTGAGAACCTGCCCCACCAAGTCCCGCTTACTCCATCGTGTTGCCACGATGACGATGGCCCCGCCCGGTTGAAGCCGCTGACGAGGGCCGGAAGTATACCACTCGTACGTCTTATCGTAGATATCCGGGTTAGTTTCCGCCATAGCGGCTTCTTGTTCGGAGTTATGGGTAACTACATACCCTCTCCCCGCAAGAAACAATCCATCTGGCCCCTCTACAGTTATACACTGCACATCTCCGGTGCGCTCTGTCTTCTTTACTGTGATCGACCTATGCTGCTTGTCGTGGGTTGTCTTGGTGCGCATACGCTTACGCGGCATCAAGGCGCAGTCTTTTAACTTAAACGTAACCCGATGCATAATGCACGATCCAAAATTACCGTGCGTAACATACGACCTCTTCTGGCATTTTCTACCAAGCGAATGCAGAAGCTCCACAACCTGACCGACCAGCGCTTCGTCTTTATTATGGAACGCGCACTGCCCTTTCTCGGTCACGTTCCCATCTGTATCCATAAGCCCGCACAACAAATCCATACGTTGATGGAATGATGCGGTTAGGTATACCTCCGGTATGTGCTTGTTGTTGAGCAAGTCTGCGTGTATCAAATCCTCCCTAAGCTTCGAAACCCCAAACGAGAACTTATCGACTAGGTCTGTAGTCTCGTACCCACGCCGCATAAACTCGTTACGCATGAACACTGCATCGTCGGGATGGGCCGTCATACGCCCTTGTGAAGAAGTACCGTCGCCTAACCAAGCACCCAACACCCAAGGGTCCACAGGAAGTTCTGCAACATCGTATTGTACGGCAGAGTGGCGGGGTATCATAAAGGGGCTAGAACGTGGCTTTACGAGGTCTTCGGTTTTTAAGTTGTTGTATGGGTCGTTAATGCGTGTAGAAGTGCGTACATTCCAGAGATGCTTAGCATCCGCTAGAATGATCTCCCCATCGAAGGTCTTAACCTCGTATAGTTCTCGGTCTTTATACACCGGAGACTTGTGGGTAATTTTTACTGGCTCGCCATCTGGGTCAAAAACGTAATCCCCCACCTTAAGGTCTTCTATCCGAACAAACCCGTTCATCGTCGGTATAAGAGTATTAACCTCCAAGGCGTGTGGGTCGTCGATGACTAATAGGTCCGCGCCCTTACCGGTAACCGCACCGCCGACACCGATAGCGAAATAGTCCCCCTGCTTACTGGTGTTCCATCGCCCCGCCGCCTTGGAGTCAGCCTGCAGCACTAGGTTAGGGAAAACGTTGTGGTAGACCTCTGTGTCCACCAAGTTTCGCACTTTACGGCCAAAACCTACCGCCAACTCGGCAGTGTGCGAGCACTGGATGACTTTCTTGTTGGGAAACTGCCCCAAAAACCACGCAGGAAGCAGGTAAGACGCAAATTCTGACTTTGTGTGCTAGGCGGCATGTTGATGATTAGGCGTTTACACTTGCCTGCAGCCACACGTTCGAAGGCGTCCGCCATTTTTATGTGGTGCCGCCCCTCAATGAAGCTCGGCCATACTTCTTTTACGAAATTTATGAATTTCTTCTGCGCCAACGTCTTCTTTTTTAGTTCGTGCAGGTGTTCTAGCTCCTGCAGAAGCCTTTCCTGCTCGGGAACCGAAAGCAGGGGCAGGATCGAGGGGATATCCGCCAACGACACGTCATCTATAGGAATAGACGTAAGTGTGGAGGGAGTGGAGGGAGTGGAGGGAGTGGAGGGAGTGGAGGGAGTGGATAAACTCAAAACTTAATCCTCGTCTTCCGCATCGTTTGCGTCGTTTGCGTCTACGGGGCCTTTGTTCCACTCTTCGAACACCGCGTCTTCTGTCTCTTTCTCGACCAGTTCCTTTTTAGGGGCAGTGTGTGCACCGAAAGCGCTAAACTCGTCGTCAAGGTCTATCCCAAGCGGCGTCACATCCACGACTGTTGCATTAAGCAGGCGTTTGACACGGTCGGTAATAGCGGTTTCCAACTCACTCGGGTCTTTGTACTTGATTGTGATCTCGGAACGCTCGGTAAACAGCCCAATATCGGAATGCTTACCTAGAAGCTCCAATGCCCTAAGTTCAAAACGGGTCTCCCCGCAGTTGGCAATCTCAAACAGCTTATTCGTAATCGCGTTACGGGCAGAGGCGGCGTCAATCGCAAGCTGTTGACCATAAATACGGAGAAAATCTGCAGCCGCAATCGCCACGACGGGGTTCCTTAGTGGGGCGGTCTTCGCACCCTGAACGACATCTTTAAGCAGGTTCTTGTATTTGTGCACGCTGTCGGCGTCCATCTCCATCGGTGCACCTAGGAGCTTTTGCAGTTCGGCGGTGTTACCGGCAACTGCCAGCCTTTCCAGATGCGAGGGAGCCTGCTCTTCTTCTATGTCGAAGGGGACGGGAAACTCGTCGGTCGGTTCAAGGATCAGCTTTTCCACAGGCACCCCGGTGTCGTTTATTTTTTCTCCCTACACTATTTTTGGGTTTTTGAAAAAATAAAAAATATACCCCCCACCCCTAAGAAAAACAAATGATGACGGGGGGTGTTTGAAAAAATAAAAAATATACCCCCCACCCCTAAGAAAATAAATAATAAAAAGAACAAAGTCCAATATATTTGTATCCTATGAGAAATAAAGAACAACGTAATAAAGAACAAAGTCCAATATATTTGTATCCTANGAGTGTTTCAGTATGTAGTAGGGGGCGAAGAGATTTCCCTATTAGCGGTAGGTGGGGGTATAGTGGGTCGCGCCACCTAACAGACGTTAGATCGCGCTAGGGTACCCCTATCCCCTTGAAAACATTGAGGTATTTAGCCCCTTGCAGGTAATCAAGTAAGGCATAGAAAGAAAGGGCGGCGAGGGAAACCCCGTCGCCCGATAACCCATCGGGACAGGCATTGAGCGCCAACGGGTACGCTTAGAGATAGGTCGCTAGATGCAATCTGTATGGCAAGTTATGGTCAGCCCTGACTAATCCCATGCAGGACATGCGAGNGGAAACTAGCTAGGCGTTAACACAAGAGAAGCGCCCGCAATGTGTGGGCGCATAGGATAAGGAATAGAACATGACAAAGAAACAAGTGATCGCGCCAGTAGAATTGACGCGTGGTCAGAAGGCCGCTCGCACTAGAGCGGCGAACAAGGCCGCGCGCATGGTGACTACGGTTCCCGCGCCGGAAGCGCCTACTCGCAAGGGATGGGTCGCGACCACATTTGGCCCGGTCTTCATGAACGCCAAGGCGCGTGGGGAACACAAGCGCACCGCCGAGAAGATCAAGCGGGAAGCGGCTAAGGCTTCGGCCAAGGCGGAACGCGAGGCGGCTACGGCGCAACGCATCGCCGACACTAAGGCGCGGGATAAAGCGGCTAAGGCGGCACATGCCGCCTCGCTGGTCCCAATCCCTATCAAGCTAACACTCTTAACCGCTCGCACGGAGTATGTCGCTGCGGATCGCGCCAACCGCTCGGCGTGCAAGAATTACTCTGACTATCTCACCGGGATTTACAGCGCAAACTGGTTTGCCGTTGTCGAGACGCCTAAGGACAAAGTTACTGAGAACATGGCAGACGCGTGGCGCGAGTTGAAAGCCGAAGGTAAGGCCCTTCAGCTGGCGGTTATATCGATCAATGGGCATAAGAAAGGCTGTGACATGCCATGGATGCGCGCTCGCGACCATGCACGAGACGCTTGGGCATTTTTGCACGGTGGCAAGCCACAATCGGAAAAGAAACCTCGGTTGCGGCGCATGGTGCTGGCTCTCGCCAGTGC